GAGAGGCACGGCCTCAAGGTCTGGCTGTGCCACCAGCACCACAATGAGCCGGGCATGAGCCCGCACTATAACGCCACCTGCGCCCAGACCATGAAAGCCGTTGCGCAGGCAAAATATGAGGAGAAGAACGGCCCCGGCGCACACGCTGCATGGATGGCCGCCGTTGGAAAGGACTATATCAATGCTTAATGTTATCGCAATTATGGGCCGCCTTGTGGCGGATCCTGAACTCCTCACCACCCCGGCGGGGGTGAATGTCTGCAGCTTCCGCATTGCCTGTGACCGCAACTTTGCAAAGCCCGGCGAGCAGCGTCAGGCTGATTTTGTGGATATCGTGGCATGGCGGCAGCAGGCGGATTTTGTGTGCTGCTACTTCCAGAAGGGCAGTCTGATCGCTGTTCAGGGACGGCTCCAGACCAACAACTATCAGGACAAGAACGGCAACAACCGTACATCTGTTGCCGTGGTGGCCGACAATATCAACTTTGCGGGCTCCAAGGGCACCAGCAAGCCGGTGGACGAGGGCGGCGAGGCACCCCCGGCGGGCTATCGGCCCAGTGAGCCCGCGCCGGAGCATTCCGAGAGCGACGATTTTGCAGTGATCGACGACAGCGACGACCTGCCGTTTTAATGGAGAAAGGCAAACAGAATGAGAAAAGACGGATATGTTGTTGTTCAGCCGTGGATGGTAACGGACTACAACCTCAACGGCAACAAGCTCCTGATCTATGCCCTGATCTGGGGCTTCTCCCAAGACGATCAGTCTTGTTTCTATGGCTCTGTCAGCTACATCGTGGACTACTTCAAGCTGAGCAAGCGCGCCGTGCTGAACCTTCTGGGCGAGCTGGAAAAGGACGGTCTGATCCGCAAGTGGTCTGAGACAGTAAACGGCAGACCCACAAACCGGTATGCAGCGCTTCGCCCGGCGGCGTGCGTTTCTGCGTCTGATGGGTGCAAAAAGTGCACCGGTGAAGAAAATGCACCGGTGAATAATGTGCACTCTGATGGGTGCAAAAAGTGCACCTCTACCGGTGCAGGAAGTGCACCCAAGAAAGAAAATAATAATAAAAGCGAGAATAAAGGGCCGTCCGCAACTCGTTTTTCACCGCCTACGGTGGAGCAGGTCAGAGCGTATTTCCGTGAGTGTGGTGTCCCGCCCGTTGATGCTCAGACTGAGGCTGACAAGTTCGTTGACCGGTACGAGGCTAACGGGTGGATCGTGGGAAAAACCAAAATGAAGGACTGGAAAGCGGCAGCGCGTAACTGGCTGAGGAACCGGAAAGAGTGGGGAAAGCCCACTGCACAGCCTGCAACTCCGTATGGCGGGCGTACATGGGAGGATCTGTGATGGACGTGCAAAGCGTGTTGATTGGCGCGCTGCTGATGGAGGATCAGCTGGCACCGTATTCACTGCCGGAGTTGAGTATTGAGCATTTCCGGTCTGAACTGCAGCCCACCTTTGCGGCAGTTCAGGGCTTTTGGATCACAAAGGGCCTGCTGGATATCATGCAGATTGCGGCGAAATACCCAGACCAAAAGCAAAACCTGCTGTCCTGCGTGGCCTCCTGTGAGAGCGAGTGCATCCGGCTGACCCGTGACCGCGTGGAAGAGTGGACGCGGATCATCATGGAGGATGCCGCAAAGGCCCGTTTTCAGAGCCTTGCCTTTAAGGCCGTAGACGCTGCAACCGCCTTTGACGATCTGCCGGATCTTTACCAGCAGATGGGGCAGGCACTGGATATCCACACCGAGAAGAACGATTTTCAGAGCGTGGGCGATCTGCTGGATGACTATATCCGGCATTTGGACGAGAAACCCAAGTATATTCGCACTGGGCTGTCCAAGCTGGACGAAAACCTGCACCTCGTGCCCGGTAACTATTTCGTGATCGGCGGCAGACCGAGCGCAGGCAAAACCGCTCTGAGCCTCCAGCTTGCTGCTGGCATGGCCAAGCAGGGCAAGCGGGTGTGTTATTTCTCGCTGGAAACAGACCCGTCTGATTGCCAACCAGCTGTATGCTCCTCTCTCGGCAGTCAAAAATAAAACGCTGTCCATGAACGAACTTGACCGGCTGGCCGATATGAAGCGCTGGCCGCTGTACATCCGCTCTGCTGCAGGCAAGGGCGTGGCATGGATCAAGGCGCAGGCCCTACGCATGAAAGCAGATATCATTTTCGTGGACTATTTGCAGCTGATCCACGAGCGCGGCAGCAGCGACCGATACAACGCGATCACCGAAATCTCCATTGCGCTGCATGAACTGGCCCAGACAACCGGTATCCTCGTTGTTGCTCTGGCCCAGCTGAACCGTAACGCTGCACGGGCTGAACCATCCAACGCGGATCTGCGTGAATCCGGCCAAATCGAGCAGGACGCGGATGCCATTTTGCTGCTGTCAGCTGACGGTGACACCTATTTCAGCCGCCTGACCAAAAACAAAGAGGGCCGCGTGGGCAATGCCGGGCTGGAGTTTGACAAGATGACGCAGCACTTTACTTGTGTGACCGCAAATTAACAAGAGGAGCCGCCCGGTGGGGTGGTAAACAGGAGATAAACGAAAATGGATGATGTGAGATTGATCGATGCCAATGCAGCCATTGAGAATGCAGACAAGCGTTATAACGAATGGAACCTTGCCATGGCTGCGGCAGAAGGAAACCGGCAGATTAGCATGGTTTACAAAAAGCAGGAGCTTTTCAAGGCTGTGAAGAAAGTTATTGAAAGCTGCCCGTCCATTGACCTGGACAGCCTACGACCTGTGTCTGAGTGGGAGCTGAACCCCGACAAGTGGACGTGTGAATGGTTCCGCTGCAAGAAGTGCCACCACACTTCCTGCTGTACAGATTCTTTTTGTGGCGGCTGCGGGGCAAAGATGAAAAACACGGACGTGGAAATCGAGGACTTGCCAGAACCACAAGAGGAAAAAGGAGAATCAGACAATGAACGAAAAGAAGTGCATTGACGCTGACGCTCTGGAGCTTGAATACCGGAGAATGAAAGACGATGAAAGTCTGGGAGGGCATAACGGCGACTATGTATATAACCGGTTGTTTGGAACACTGCTGCAGGCCCCGGAAGCATTCCCAGCGGGCTGGCCGGAATGGATCAGAACGGCAGAGAGAAAGCCCACCGCAGAGGACGCAAACGAGGACGGCTGCGTCCTGAGCATCAATGTTAACCCCGGCGATCGTTTTACTTCTAACTGGACGTGGAACTTCGTGAGCGCACACCCGGACAACTTCCCCGTCTGGATGCCATTGCCTAAAAAGCCGGATCTGGGAAAGGGAAGATAAACAATGATGAATGCAGCATACATGGCCCTTGTTGTGATGGCGTGGGCGCTTGCCATTGCTATGGTCGGAGGCGTTGCACTTTTTCTTGTCGAGGTAGCGCTGGAGGTCTACGAGGAGCATTTTCAGCGCCGGTAATAGGGAGGACTGCCCAATGACTTATGAAGAGAAAAAGGAATGGCTGCAACGTTACAAGGTAGCCCGGCAGATGTTTAGATTTCGCCTGCAGCAACTGGAAACAGCAAAGACGGATGCCGGGCACACAACTCAAAACATTTCACTCGTACCCGGCGGAGCTGGTGATGGTCAAGCCCTGCCGAGGACAGTTGAACGTATCCAAGAGGCAGAGGAACGCGTAACCGCTCAGGCTGCTATCTGTGACGAGATCTATGAGGAAATCATGGCTGCACTGAACACACTGGACAACCTATGTGATCGTGATATCCTGTATCGTAAATACATCAGTTGCCAGAGTTGGAACGAAATCATGCAGGGCACAAACCTATCAAAGAGCGCCGTGCTGGCCCACCACAGGCAGGCAATCAAAAGCCTGAAATTAGAAAGTCAGGACTAAAATAGACCAATCAGGACTGATCTGGACAAAAATGGACTAATCAGGACTTGAATGCACCTCAACCAGCTGATAATATTAAACTGCAAAAGCCGTAAGGAACCGGAGCACACCGGCCACCTGCGGCTTTTGTATTGCCCGGCTGACACAGAGGATCACCTTTCCCGACCAACAGCCTGAATGTACCAGCCGGGCAATTCTTATTTTGTTATCCGTGGAACTGTTGGGGCCTGCACCCCGGCGGGGTCATTGGATAAATATAGGTCATTGTAGCATCATCCTCAGTGCGTGGCAGCATACAGCCAAGCGGGCTCTATCCCATCCGGCCCAGTAAGCTGCCGCTGCGGGCAGCTGCGCACTGACCGCGAAATCCTGCCGTTCGGATCTTCCGGGCGGCTTTTTTGATACCCCCGGGCCTGCGAAGCGCCCATGGGCTTTGAAAACACTCCCTCCCCGAAGAAGTCCCCCTGCCTGCAAAGGCTCCTTCCCAATGGTGCACAGCAGGCCGTGACCAAGGAGCCGCATATGCCAAAGACTGTTACGCGCCCAGACCGTGACGGCACGCACCGTCTGGCCTTTGAGCGCAACAAAAAGAAAATCTATGCTACACAAACCGTGTGCGGCATCTGCGGCAAACCTGTGGATTTCAGCTGCAAGTTTCCGCATCCGCTTTCGCCGTGCATCGACCACATCATTCCCGTGGCCAAGGGCGGGCATCCCAGCGACCTTGCCAACCTTCAGCTGGCGCATTTCTGGTGCAACCGGCAGAAGAGCGACAAGTTGTTTTCGCCGGTAGAAAAGCAGGCCGAAGCGGATGCAGACACGCCGCTGGCTCTGCCGCTGAGCACCGACTGGACGGCCTACCGCGGCCATTGAGCAAGGCAGCAGATATCAAACCTTCCTCACCACAACAGGGGGGATATCCCCCTCCCAGGGGGGTCTCTGACCTTCCCGTACCGTACTGTGAATATTTTCTCGCGAAAGGAGAAAGCACCGCCCTATGAGCGACCTGAAAGGCATGGCATACCTGCGCCGCCGCCTGCTGCAAAAGCGGGCGCGGGTGCAGACCCGCTACAAATATTATGAAATGAAGAACGCCGTGAAGGACTTCGGCATGGTGACACCGCCAGAGTTCCGCACCTTCACAGAGGTGCTGGGCTGGTGCGGCAAGGCCGTGGATTCGCTGGCGGACCGCTTGCTCTGGCGGGAGTTCCGGGACGATAATTTTGACCTGAACACCATTTATTGCATGAACAATGCGGATGTGCTGTTTGACAGCGCAGTGCTGTCGGCCCTCATTTCCAGCTGCTGCTTTGTGTATATCAGTCAGGCCGAAAACGGTTTTCCGCGCCTGCAGGTCATTGACGGCGGCAACGCCACCGGCGTGATGGATGAAGTGACGGGCCTGCTGAGGGAGGGCTATGCAGTTCTGGCGCGCGACCCCGACAGCGATCGGCCCACGCTGGAGGCCTACTTCACTGCGGGCAGTACATGGTACTACCCCAAGGGCCAGAAACCGTATCGGGTGACGAACTCCGCACCTGCCCCGCTGCTGGTGCCCATCGTATACCGCCCGGATGCAAAGCGTCCGTTTGGGCACAGTCGTATTTCCCGCGCCTGTATGGGCCTGCAGCAGGGCGCGCTGCGCACCCTCAAGCGCAGCGAGATCAGCGCCGAGTTTTACTCCTTCCCGCAAAAGTATGTGCTGGGCACATCCAATGAAGCCGAACAGCTGGACAAATGGAAGGCTACCATTTCCAGCCTTTTGGAGATCACCAAAGACGAGGATGGCGACAAGCCCGTTGTGGGCCAGTTCACCCAGCAGAGCATGAGCCCGTATACCGAACAGCTGCGCACCTTTGCAGCGCTGTTTGCAGGCGAGACCGGCCTGACGCTGGATGATCTGGGTTTTGTTACCGACAATCCCAGTAGCGCCGAGGCCATCAAGTCCAGCCACGAGGCCCTGCGTCTGGCAGCCCGCAAGGCGCAGCGCACCTTCGGCAGCGGCTTCCTGAATGTCGGGTATCTTGCGGCCTGCGTGCGGGACGATTTTGCCTACCAGCGCCAGCAGCTTTACCTGACCCGCCCTGTGTGGGAGCCGGTGTTTGAACCGGACGCCGCCACGCTGTCCGGCATCGGTGATGCCGTGGGCAAGATAAACGCCGTGATCCCCGGCTACTTCGGCAAGGAAAATCTGCGGGATCTGACCGGCATCCGCACCGAGAACTGAGGTGCCCATGGACGAAAAAGACATTGCCCCGGAACTGCTGGAACGCATCCGAGCTGACTTTCTGGCCTTGCTGGGCGACGCGCAGCAGGAAGCTGACACCTACACTGCCGCTGCAGCCTATGCCGAGCTGGTAGGTTCCGCACTGGCTGACGCTTTCCGCCGCAACCTGACTGCTGACATTCTGCCGGACGGAAGGCTGTACTGGAACATTGCCGATCGGGTGGTGCGCCCGCTGCTGGAGGAGGACTATGCCAGGATCGCAGACGCTGCTGCGGCTGCGCAGCAGGCTTTGAACCGGCAGGCCCGGATCGGCATTGCGCCGCAGCGTGCCGTGCTGGATGCTGACCGCGTGAACGGCCTGCTCAACAAGCTGGCAGAAGCGGAACGGTTTGAGGATGCGGCATGGGCACTGGCTGAGCCGGTGCGCACCTTTTCCCGCATGGCCGTGGACGATGTCCTGAAGGCAAATGTGGATTTTCAGGGCAGGGCCGGTCTGAGGCCGCGCGTCGTCCGCATTGCCGAAAGCGGCTGCTGTAAGTGGTGTAGCGCTCTGGCCGGGACATACGACTACCCCCATGTTCCGAAAGATGTTTACCGCCGCCACGAGCGCTGCCGCTGCCGGGTGGAATATGACCCCGGCGAGGGCCGACGGCAGAACGTGTGGAATAAAACGTGGACAGAGGAGCCGGAAGTCCTTCAGTCCCGTAAGGAGCTTGCAGAAACACCACTCCCTAACAAAGTCCATATTCCCGGCGATATTCCTATGCAGAGCGTTCTCCCGGAATATTTGCGGACGGCTTCACCGGGTGTTGGTTCTATCACATATGATACAGGCTATGACATGGTGCGCCATGCAGATGAAGTGAAAACAGCACAATGGCTGCACGACCATCTGGGCGGCAACATTGTACTGTTGAACGAAGTAAACAACTATAAGGCCATGACACCGGACTATATTTGGAATGGGAAGATGTGGGACTTAAAAACAGCTTCCACGGAAAAATCTGCGAACAGCGCTGTTCGGCATGGTCTGAAGCAGATTCAAGAAAATCCCGGCGGCATTATTTTGAACTATGGGCAAAATATAATTTCTGCTGATTTGCTGAAAGATGTTCTCCGAAAAAGGCTGACCGCCAGTGCAACTCAAGACGTAGATATTCTTGTTATCTGCAAAGGTGAATTGCTCATGGTCCAGCGTTTTATTGCAAAAAAATAGAGGTGTCGAGCCCCCACCATATAGCGGAGGCGCACCTCTATTTATTTTATATCATATTTTCGATTTGTCGTCAACATCTTAGAAGGAGGAACCCAGCCCACCATGCCGCGGACGCGAAAACAGGCAGCTGATGTCAGGCTGGGCCGCCAGACGCCTACCGCCGCTGTCGTGCTGCCCTACACCGAAACGTGCGGACAAGAAGCAATTGACCTGTACAACACCACCGGGCGCACGGCCCAGCAGTGGCAGGAGCTTTTGCTCTACGATATCCTTGCCCGCAACGAGAATGATCTTTGGGTGCACACCAAATTCGGCTACGCAGTGCCCCGCCGCAACGGCAAGAACGAAATCGCCGCCATCCGGGAGCTGTACGGCCTGAAGCAGGGCGAAAGCATCCTGCACACCGCGCACCGCACCACCACCTCGCGCGCAGCATGGGAGCGCCTGTGCCATCTGCTGGACAAAGCAAAGATCCCGTACAAATCCATTCAAGCGGTGGGCCGTGAGCACATCCAGCTGGAAGATAGCACGGGCCGCATCGAGTTCCGCACCCGCTCTTCCAAGGGCGGTTTGGGTGAGGGTTTCGATCTGCTGGTGATCGACGAAGCGCAGGAGTACACCGACGATCAGGCCAGTGCCCTGAAATACGTGGTCACAGACAGCGAGAACCCGCAGACATTGTTTTGCGGCACGCCGCCTACGCCGGTCTCTTCCGGCACGGTATTCCTCAAAATGCGCAACGCTGCGCTGCGGGGTGATACCCAGAACACCGGCTGGGCTGAGTGGAGCGTGGAACAGCAGACCGACCCGCATGACGTGGAAGCATGGTACCGCACGAACCCAAGTCTCGGCACCATTTTTACCGAGCGCAGTGTTGCGGATGAGATCGGCGACGATCCCATTGACTTCAACATCCAGCGTCTGGGCCTGTGGCTGCGCTACAACCTCAAATCTGCCATCAGCCGCACCGAATGGGACGAGCTGAAGGTGGACGCCCTGCCAAAGCTCACCGGCAGGCTTTATGCCGGCATCAAGTTCAGCACCGACGGCACCAGCTGTGCGCTGGCCGTTGCCTGCCGGACCAAAGAAAACAAGATATTCGTGGAAGCCATCGACTGCCGCCCTACCCGGACAGGCAGCGGATGGCTCCTTGATTTTCTGTCCAAAGCCGACCTTGCCGCTGTGGCGGTGGACGGTGCCAGCGGGCAGCAGCTGCTGGCCGACGCCATGAAGGCTGCCCGTATCAAAGCACCGGTGCTGCCCACGGTCAAGCAGATCATCACCGCCAATGCCGCTTTTGAGCAGGCAGTGTTTGCAAGATCCCTGTGCCATGCCGGGCAGCCCGGCCTTACGCAGGCAGCATCCAACTGTGAAAAGAGGGCCATCGGCTCCAACGGCGGCTTTGGCTACCGCTCACTGACCGAGGGCGGACATATTGAACTGCTGGACAGCGTGATCCTGGCCCACTGGCAATGCGCCGAGGGCAAGGCAAAGCGTCGCCAGCGCACCAGCTATTAACAGGTCACACGGGCCTGTTTTTTGTTTGCCAGAACGAAAGGAGTTTTTCTATGGCAGAAGCATTTGAACCTATTACCACGCAGGAAGCATTTGACGCAGCCGTTGAACAGCGGCTTGCACCCTATGCCGACTACAACGAGATCAAGGCCCAGAACGAGACCTATGCCGGGCAGATCGTGGAACTGAACAGCCGCATCCAGACTTACGAGACGGAGGCCCTCAAGACCCGCATCGCCCATGAAGTGGGCATCCCGTTTGATCTGGCCCAGCGCCTGACCGGCTCCAACGAGGCCGACATCCGCAAGGACGCGCAGGCCCTGCTGAAACTGATCCAGCCCAAGAACCCGCCCGCACCTCTGCGCGGCGACCCTGACCCCAGCGGCGGCAGCAGGCGCGACGCCCTGCGCACCTTTACCAACCAGCTGATGAACAACGACTAAAGGAGAAAACATCATGGCAAATATTTTGAGCAAAGGATCCCTGTTCCCGGAAGAGCTGATCCCCGGCTTCATCCAGAAAACCACTGGCGCATCCGCACTGGCAAAGCTGTGCGGCGCAACGCCTATTCCTTTCAACGGCCAGAAAGAGTTTACCTTCACTCTGGACAAAGAGGTGGACATCGTGGCCGAAAACGGTGCCAAGGGCACGGGCGGCCTGACCGTGGAGCCGATCACCATCGTGCCTCTGAAGATCGAATACGGCGCCCGCGTGTCCGACGAGTTCCTGTATGCATCCGAGGATGCCCAGATGGACGTGCTCAGTGCCTTTGCGGACGGCTTTGCAAAGAAGGTGGCCAAGGGTCTGGATCTGATGGCCTTCCACGGCATCAACCCGCGCACCGGCACGGCGTCCGGCGTGATCGGCACCAACCACTTTGACAGCAAGGTCACGCAGGCTGTGACCATTACCACCGGCGATAAGCCCGACACCAACGTGGAAGCCGCCATTGCTCTGGTGCAGGGCGCAGAGCGCGACGTGACCGGCATGGTGCTGTCTCCCAGTTTCAAGAGCGCACTGGCTGCACAGACTACCACCGACGGCGCAAAGCTGTATCCGCAGCTGGCGTGGGGTGCAAAGCCCGGCGAGGTGAACGGCCTGCATGTCGAATCCACTTCCAACCTGTCCGCTGGTTCCAGTCTGGACCGCGCTCTGGTGGGTGACTTTGAGAACTGCTTCAAGTGGGGCTATGCAAAGGAGATCCCCATTGAAGTGATCCAGTACGGCAACCCGGACAACGACACCGAACTGGGCGATCTGAAGGGCCACAATCAGGTGTACCTGCGCGGCGAAGCATACATCGGCTGGGGCATCCTGGACCCCACCGCCTTTGCCCACATCAAGGCCGCAGAGTAAGGAGGGCATTTCCATGTTGTACCGCAACAAACGCACCGGCGCAGTGATCGAGACGGAATGCGCCGTTTCCGGCGGGGACTGGGAACCGGCCAAGAGGCCCGAACCCGTTAAAACCGAAAAGCCCGCTGCCGTGCCCAAAAAGAAAACGGTGGCCGGAAAATGACCTACGCAGCACTTGAGGATATGACCACGCTGTGGCGGCCCATGACCTCTGCCGAGCAGGTCAGGGCTTCCTCCTTGCTGGAGGTGGTCTCGGCCAGCCTGAACATGGAAGCCCAAAAGGTGGGCAAAGACCTGCCCGCGCTGGTGGCGGCTGACCCGGATCTTGCCATGGTGGCCAAGAGCGTCACAGTGGATGTGGTGGCCCGCACCCTTATGACCAGCACGAACCAGGAGCCCCTGACCCAGTTCACCCAAGCTGCAGGCGGCTACTCCACTTCGGGTTCCTTTCTGGTGCCCGGCGGCGGTCTGTTCATCAAAAAATCGGAACTGGCCCGGCTGGGCCTGCGCCGCCAGCGGATGGGAGTGATCGAGCCTTATGCCGTGGATTAAGGGCATCCCCGTCACGCTTTACGAAAAGACCCAGACCGATGAAGACGCTTTTCACGATCCGGTTTACACCGAAATGCCGGTCACGGTGGAAAATGTGCTGGTAACACCGGCAGATGCTGCTGCCATAGCGGACGAAGTGCAGCTGAACGGTCACCATCTGGCCTACGAGTTGTGCATCCCGAAGGGGGACGCGCACAGCTGGGACGACGTTACGGTGGAGTTCTTCGGCCAGAAATGGCACACCTATGGCGGTGTGCAGCAGTACATCGAAGAACTTGTGCCGCTGGACTGGAACAAAAAGGTGAAGGTGGAGCGCTATGGGTAAGGTCCGCATCGAGCTGAACAGTCCCGGCATCCGGGCGTTGCTACGCTGCCCTGAAATGCAGGCGGTGCTGAAAGACCGTGCCGACACCGTGAAGGACCGCTGTGGCGATGGCTACGAATCCTATGTGGCCCCCACCCGCGCCGTGGCTGTTGTGGAGACCGCTTCCCGCAAGGCCTATGACGACAACTCGGCCAACAACACCCTGTTGAAAGCCGTCTCCGGCAGCCGCAGCGGCGCAACAGTGCATGAGCACAAGCGCCGCCTGAAAGATGGGCGTGTCATCACAGTGAGGAGCTACCAGAGAAAGAAATGATCGAAGAAGTCATCTTGAACTACCTGCGGGAAAATGCCTTTTCCTGCTACATGTCCATGCCGGAGAAGCCCTCCGGCAATTTTTGTATCCTGGAAAAGACCGGCTCCGGTTATTATGACGGCCTTTACAGTACCACACTGGCCGTGCAGTCCTACGGCAGCAGCGACTATGCTGCCGCCCAGCTGAATCATCATGTGGTGCAGGCCATGCTGGATGCCGACACCCTGCCGGAGATCGCGTCCTGCAATCTGGACACGGATTACAATTTCCCGGACACCACCCGCAAACGGCCCAGATATCAGTCCGTTTTTTCTATCACGCATTACTGAACCGAAAGGAGCAAAACAAATGGCAAAAGCAAAAAATGTCACTGCGGCAAAGCCCAAGGTGGGCGGTGCCGTCTGGCGTGCGCCTGCAGGCAGCAAACTGCCCAAGAACGCCGTTGAAGCACTGGATACTGCCTTCAAGTCTCTGGGCTACATCTCCGAGGACGGCCTGACCAACGCCAACTCCCCCTCCAGCGAGGACACCTCTGCATGGGGCGGTGATACCGTACTGAGCACCCAGGGCGAAAAGCCGGACACCTTCAAATTCACCCTGATCGAGGCCATGAACCCGGACGCGCTGGCGGCTGTCTATGGTGACAACAACGTTTCCGGCACGCTGGAGACCGGCATTACTGTCAAGGCAAATTCTGACCCGCAGCCCGCCTGCGTATGGGTCGTGGACATGATGCTGAAGGACAACGCCAAAAAGCGCGTCGTGATCCCGGAAGCAGCTGTCACCGAGGTAGGTGACATCACCTACGCGGATAAGTCCCCCGTGGGCTACGAGACCACCATTTCCGCCGTGCCGGACGATGATCACAACACCCACTATGAATATCTGATCTCTGCCACCGGTGCTGCCAGCCAGGCCACCCAGAGCGCCACGGTCAGTAAGGAGGTAACGGCATGATCACCGCTAAAACCAGTTCCGGCTTTGAGATTGAGCTGGACGAGAACATTTTCCGCAAGGATACTGAGCTGACTGAGGCCATGGTCTTTCTGGATACGGACGCAAGCGGCAAATGCCTGTTTACGGCCATCAACCACCTGCTGGGCCCGGAAGGTAAGAAGCGCCTGTATGAACACCTGCGCACGCCGGAGGGCACCGTGGCGCTGGACGATCTGGCCAAGGCCTTCGGTGAGCTGGTGTCCTGCATCAAGGACGGAAAAAACTCTGCATCCTCGCCGACCTGATCGCATCGGACGAGGACGCACTGATCTGCGATTTTGCCCAGTATTACCATATTCTGGACTGGCGGGCCCTGCCGCTGCATCTGGCCGCCACCCTTGCTGCCGGCCTGCCGGAAGCAAGCCGCAGCCTGCTCAAGCTTTCCAGCCAGACCGTGCCGCTTGAGACCCTGCTGCAGGCGGAGACGGTGGACACACTGCACCTGCTGTACTGGCGTCTGTGCGTTGGCAAGGGTGCAGCGCCGCAGCGCATTCTGGACGGTCTGCAGGGCCGGGAAGGCGGCAGCGCTTCGGATGTGCAGAGCTTTGACAGCCCGGAAGAATTTGAAGCGGCGATGCGTGCCGTGGAAGGAGGTTGAACGTGGCAGATCACATTGAAATGGCGAAAGCCTATGTGCAGATCGTACCGTCTGCGCAGGGCATCAAGGGTGCGCTGGAGGACGTGTTCGGAAAAGAGACGGACGGCCTTGGCACAAAGACCGGCCTGAGCATCGGCACGCAGCTGGTGGGCACCATCAAAAAGGTCGTAGCGGCGGCGGGCATCGGCAAGCTCATCAAGGATTCCCTTGATATGGGCGGTGCCCTGCAGCAGAGCATCGGCGGCATCGAAACGCTGTTCAAGGACAGTGCCGATACCGTCAAGCAGTATGCCGCACAGGCGTACCAGACCGTGGGCCTCTCCGCCAACGACTACATGGAGCAGACCACCAGCTTTGCGGCCAGCCTGCTTTCCAGCGTGAGCAAGGATACCAATGCCGCCGCCCAGCTTGCCAACATGGCCATGGTGGATATGGCCGACAACGCCAACAAGATGGGCACGGATATGCAGGATATCCAGAATGCCTATCAGGGCTTTGCCAAGCAGAACTACACCATGCTGGACAACCTCAAGCTGGGCTACGGCGGCACGCAGGCCGAGATGCAGCGTCTGCTGACCGACGCGGAGAAGATTTCCGGCGTCCATTATGATCTGGGCAATCTGGCCGACATGTACAGCGCCATCCATGTGATCCAGCGGGAGATGGACATTACCGGCACAACGGAGAGAGAAGCCGCAACGACCCTGACCGGCAGCTTTGCGGCCATGAAGGCAGCGGCGCAGAACGTGCTGGGCAATTGGAGCACCGGCGCAGACCTGACGGCACCCCTGCAGGCACTGACGGACACGGCCCGGACCTACCTTGTGGGCAACCTGCTGCCCATGATCGGCAACGTGCTGCAGGGCATCCCGCAGGTCATTTACGGCCTTGTGCCCGAAGTGGTGCAGACCGGCACCGAGCTTCTCGGCTCTTTGGCACAAGGCTTCACGCAAGGCATCCCGGATTTTCTGGCGAATGCTCTGCCGCAGCTGCTTTCCTTTACAGAAAACCTGCGGGAAAATGCCGGGGAGTTCGTGAACGCCGGTCTGGACATGATCACCCAGCTGGCCAACGGCCTGATCGCGGGCCTGCCGGATCTCATCGCCTATGTGCCGGATATCATCATCAATATCTGCGGCATCATCAACGACAATCTGCCGAAGCTCCTTGCAGAGGGCGTCTCACTGGTGGTGCAGCTGGGCGTGGGTATCGTAAAGGCTGTGCCCGACCTGCTGGCCAACTGGAAGAAAATCCTGCAGGCAGTGCTCTCGGTCATTTCTGCAGTGAACTGGCTGAACATCGGCAAGAACATTCTCACCGGTGTGGCAAGCGGCGTCAGGAGCATGGGCTCTTCCATGCTGAATGCCTTCAAGGGTGGTTTTTCCAGTGCTTTAGCCTGGATCAAGAGCCTGCCCTCGCAGGCGGTTCAGTGGGGCAAGAATCTGATCCAGAGCTTCATCAACGGCCTGACCGGCAAGGGCAAAGTGGCGGGTATCGCTACTGCGGCCACTGCCGGTTTTACCATCGCCGATGTTGCCAGCCGTGACGAGCTGGCCGACTGGACCTCTGCCAACACCGACCTTGCCGACAGCGCCCAGACCGTGGCGGATATTGCTATCCCGGCCTATACCAAGTCTGGCAATGCGGCAGCCGGTGCAGGGAAAGCAGCGGGCATAGCGGCAAAGACCGCTGCATCCGTTGTCAACTCTTACTCCGACACTGTGACCGAGGTGCTGGGCAAAGTCACCCGCACCACCCAGACCGTGAACGAGGAGCTTTCCAACGGAAAGAAGCAGCAGACCCAGACCATCACCGAGACTTCCCGCCAGATGGTGGGCGGTGTGCTGAAGGACATCAAGACCGTCACCAGCATTGCCGCCGACGGCAAGACGACCGTCAAACAGACCATGGAGACGGTGCGGGATGTGGTGTCTACAGTCACTTCCACCACCGATGCCGTTGTGAATGGCATCCAGACTTCCACCAAAACGGTCACGGAAACGCTGGCCGACGGCACCGAACAGCACAAGCAGGTCATTACCGAAACCTTCAACGAGATCGTCAATGGCGCTCTGATGACCGCCGAAAAGGTCACCACCATTGCCGCAGACGGCTCCGAGCAGACCTCGAAGGAGCTCAAGAAGGCCAGTGCAAACAGCTTTTCCGGCCTTGTGAAGGGCTGGCAGGACGAAGCCGACAAGGGCGTGCTGGGCACTTTTGGCACCTTGTACAAGGCCGTGAAGAGTCAGGACTGGCTCAGCGTCGGCGAGTGGGTCATTTCCACCCTGTACAATGGCCTTGCGCCTGCAGCCAAGCAGGCCATCGACGACCTCGGCAAGTCCATCATCCAGCAGATCAACGGAGTCCTGTCCCAGATCGTCAGCGACATTTCTGGCTCCATCTGGGATGCCGGAAAGCAGCTGCTGGACGGCGCGGGTGGCAGTGGTTCCGGCTTTGCAGGCATTGCCGGTGACGTGAGTAAAAACGGGTCGGTGATCGTGGATGTGCTGGGCAACATCGGCACAGCCATGGGCGGCGTGACGACGCAGGTCGGCAGCAGCATTGCAGGTCTGGCTTCCAGCATGGGCGGCCTTGGCGGCATCGCCACCAGTCTGGGCGGCGTCCTCACGCAGGTGGGCAGCATGATCCTCTCGAACCCCGTGCTTGCCGCGATCCTCGGCCTTGCCGTGGGTGCAGTGGGCATTGGTTTTGCCCTGTTCAGTGCTTTCAATAAGAAGAACGACACCGCCGTCAGCCACTACCAGAGTCCCTTTGACAAGACCGGCGTGTATGACAGCCTGGGCACCTTCTCCACCCGTGCGGCCCTGCAGTACCGCGTCACCGGTCAACAGTCCATTGTTGACCGGCAGACCAGCATTCTGGAACGCATCGAGGGGATGCTGGACGATCATCTGCCCGACATTGGCAAGGGTCAGGTGGTTATGGATTCCGGCGAGCTGGTGGGCGTGCTGTCGACCCGCATGGCGACCAACGTAGATGCACGCATCGGCGTGACAGTGGAACGGAAAGCGAGGGGTGTGTAATGGCAAAGCTTCTGGGGGCAAAAATCGGCAATTTTCACACCCTGACAGATTGGGGGCTGTACCTCAAGGTGGGCAGCCCTAAAATCGGCGCGGCAGAACCAGAAGAATACCTTGTGCAGGTCACCGGCGCTGATTCGCTGCTGAACCTGACCACATGGGACGACGGCAAGGTGCACTATAAAAAGCGCACCATCACCATGGAGCTGCTCTGCAACGCGCCAAAAAGCAAGTGGCCCTACACTGAAAGCGCCATTGCCAATGCCATTCATGGCAAGTGGCTACAGTGCCGCTTTGATGAAGACCCGGCGTGGTACTGGGAAGGGCTTTGGAAAGTCACACCCTCCCGCGACCGGCTTTCCAGCACCTTTACCATCACCGGCACCTGCAACCCCTTCAAGCGCAGCGTCTACGACGGCACCAACGACTGGCTGTGGGACGATTTCAACTTTGAGCATGATATTGTGCGCAACTACACGGATATCCCGCTCAAGGCAAACGAGGACGTTCAAGTGTCCATAACCGGTGCGCCCCGTGCGGCCGGTATTTACTTCAAGCGCAGCGAGGATGCGGCCGACATTGCGGTGTCCCTCAATGGCTTTGAAGTGGGCATTCTGGCCAAGTCCACCGACTGGCAGTATATCGAGGGGCTTACTATGCCGGATGGCGTGGTGGGCACCCTCGTTTTTGCTGCATCGGCAGACTGCAGCATCAGCATCAAGTATTTGGGGGCAAGCCTATGAGCTACAAAGTTTATGCTGGTGTGCAGACGGATGTAGACACATGGGAAACTAAGGTCTGTATCCACGATATCAGCGATATTACCGACACGAAAAAGCTCATCAGCCCCACGCTGACCCGCGAGGTGGGCAAGGCTGGCTCTCTGGAATTTACCCTGCCGCTGGGCAACGTCGCACACTCCACGCTCCAAAAGCTCATGACGGTGGTGGAGGTGCAGCAGGGCGACAAGCAAAAGGACGGCAAAGAGATCTGGAGGCAGATCTGGCAGGGCCGCGTCATGAGCCACGAGCAGGATTTTTTGATGCGTCAGAAAATCTACTGCGAAGGGGAGCTTGCGTATCTGAATGACAGCGGCATTGCGCCGTACGCTGCAAAAAATGTGAGCCTTTCGCAATTTCTGGAATGGATCTGCGATAACCACAACGCGCAGGTTGACGCTTACAAGGCGTTTACTCCCGGAAAAGTGCAGATGGACACCCCTATGGCGGTGCCCTACATTGACGGCCTCAAGGTAGAGCAGTCCGGCTATCACTACGACTCTGACGATGGAGACCGCATAAACCACTGGACAATCAAAGACCCAGTCGATTCTACAGTCTCGATTTTTTACGAGGAAAAGGAGTATCAGTACAGCCCATCTTGCCTGTCGTGGCCGCTCAACGAGGAAAGGATCCTTAAGAACCGGGTGATCTCCCGCATCGGTGACAACAATTTCCGCGTGCGTCTGTTTGCAGCCTATGTAAAAGGCAAAACGTACGATGCAATGGTCGAAGTGAAAAAAGCTGAAATCGTCTGCGGTACTTGCAACAAGAATTTTGGCACGTACTCCATTTATAACATTGAGCGGGCATCTGAATCCAAGACCTTTAAGATCACCGAGCAAAACGGGAAATACAGCCTTGCTATCAACGGCAAGACCGATTCTCGCTTTTTGTTTGATGTCAAGGAACCTACTTACAGCTTTGGCGATGGAAAAAACTACGGAGTCACATGGGACATCTTGCAGAGTGAGCTGGTTGAAAAGTACGGCGGATATCTGGTGTTGCGCCATGCAGAAGATCATGACGGAAAACCGCGCCGGTATCTGGACTATCTGCAGGCGATCACCGATAAAAACACCCAGACGGTGGCCTTTGGAACAAATCTGCTGGATTTGACCAACTACGTCAAAGCAGAGGATATCTACACGCGGGTGATCGCGGTAGGTGCCAGAAAGAAATCGTGGCTTGTTTTTTCGTGGGGCGAGACCATCACAGAAACCGCAAACGATCTGGCTGCGCAAAAGCTTTTTGGCATCATCACAAAAGTGATCTTTATTGAAGGCATCGAAAGCACGCCGCAGTCTTTGCTGGATGCGGCAGAGGAAGAACTTGCCAAAAATCTGCGCTATCTGAACGGCATGACGGTCAAAGCGGTCGATCTGAAAGACGCTGATATTGATGTCAGCCGTATTGCAATTGGAAAGCAAACGCACATTTTCTCTGCACCGCATGGTGTAGATACCTGGTTGCTGTGTTCCAAGCTTGTTGAGCCGTTGGATTCGCCGGATAAAAAGGAGTTTACATTTGGCACTGAGTTTTCCAGCATCAGCGACCTGCAGACTTTGAGTGCACGCAAAGCGTCCGATGCTTACGATTTGAGTCGATCGCTCAAAGGGTACATGTCAGGCTAATGAGATAGGAGGTGTTTTATGGATAAAACTTTTGATGAAGCCATTGCGGGAATCCGTAAGGCTGAGCGCGGCGTGGAAGTCCGTGAGGACATCGCACAGGGCATGGAGTACGTTGCAAAGATTTCTGAGGCGTGCGAAAAGCAGGCTGCGCTGGCAACGTCCAGCGCAGCCACCGCACAGTCTGCCGCAAGCACTTCGACCGCAAAGGCGGATGAAGCGACCCGGCAGGCAAAACAAGCTAAAGCTGACCGGGAAAAAGCGCAAGCCGCCGCTTCCACAGCGGCAAGTGACGTCGCGGCTCTTTTAAAGGGTTACACTGACAGCGCGCTTGCAAGCAAGGAAGCAGCCGCAGCCAGTCAGACCGCCGCGAAAGCGTCCGAGAAGGAGTCTTCCAAAAACCTGCAAGGGACCAAAGAGTATTTTGAGCAGGTGCGCACTATCACCATCGGTGCACAGGGCTGGTACGCCACGCCGGAAGCCCTCAAGACTGCTGTGCCAGTGGGCGAAAACGGCTGGTGGGCAGTGGTCGGCACGACCGACACCATCTGGACGTGGGACGGTGACACCAGCGCGTGGGTCGATACCCGCAAAGAAGTGGACCTGTCGAACTACCTGACGCAGGACCAGATCAGGAAGCTGCTTGAGCAGTACATGCCACTTCGCCCCGCCACCGCAACCACACTGGGCGGTGTCAAGCTGAGTAACGACTTCACGGCAGATGCGGACGGCACACTGCATCTGGCAGGCGGTACTGCCCCGGACCCTTACCCAGTGGGCAGTATTTTTCAAACAGTCAGTAGAACCAGTCCCGCCGCCCTGTTTGGCGGCACATGGGAAGAGATCGCATCCGACCGCGTGCTGATGGGTGCCAGCAGAAGCCACGCAGCGGGCACCACCGTGAAGGCCGGTCTGCCGAACATCAC